CCGATCCCCGATCCCCGATCCCCGATCCCCGATCCCCGATCCCTGATCCCTGATCCCCGGTCCGCGGTCCCCGATCCCCGGACCGTGATCCGATCCCCGGCCTGATCCGATCCCCGATCCCCGACCGGGTCCCCCGGCTATCGGGTCAACTACCACAGCCCACGATCTAACGACCGCGATCCGCGGCGCTCGGCCCCGTGGCTACGAGACGGAGGCTTGGGCCATGTTTCTCGCAAATAATTACCCGTTATTTCGAACCGTGGTTAACTGTCTTATATTTGTGCTTAAAATCGCATATAATCCGTGATATGTTTCACGTGGAACATCTAAAACTGCGTATGAAAAATTAACTAGGGTCCCCTATGAGTGCAGCGCAAAACACTTTGCTTGAAGAGAAAAAACTGAAGCTTGAGCTGCGGCTCGCGCAACTTGAGAAGAATGAAAAGTGCCAAGATGATTTTTTAACTTTCGTAAAAACGGTCTGGCCTGAGTTTATCGCGGGCCGTCATCATAGAATCATTGCTGAGAAGTTAGATAGGGTGGCTCGTGGTGAGCTAAAGCGTTTGATTATCAACATGGCACCGCGGCACACGAAGAGTGAGTTTGCGTCCTTTTTGTTTCCGGCATGGATGATGGGCCGTAATCCGCGGATGAAGATCATTCAGGCGACGCACACGACGGAATTGGCGGTTAACTTTGGTCGTAAGACGAAGAACATGATTGAGAGTGACGATTTCAAGGATATTTTCCCTGAAGTTAAGTTGGCGGCAGACAGTAAGGCTTCTGGCCGGTGGGACACGAACAAGGGTGGTATGTATTACGCGGTGGGTGTTGGTTCGAACTTGGCGGGTCGTGGTGGTGATTTGGTGATTATTGACGATCCTCACTCGGAGCAGACGGCGATGAGCAACACGGGCTTTGATGATGCGTGGGATTGGTACACGGGTGGTCCTCGGCAGCGTTTGCAGCCCGGTGGAAGCATTGTTTTGGTTCAGACGAGGTGGTCTGAGAAGGACATGACGGGTCAATTATTACGTGCGATGGCCAAGGACCCGTTGGCGGATCAATGGGAAGTTGTGGAGTTGCCTGCTATTTTTGAGGATGGGACTCCGTGTTGGCCGGAATTTTGGAGTTTGGAAGATTTGACCGCGGTCAAGGCGTCGATTCCGCCGTCTAAGTGGAACGCGCAGTACCAACAAAATCCTACGGGTGAAGAGAATGCGATTATTCGGCGTGAGTGGTGGCGTGTATGGGAGCCGGAAAAGATTCCGCAATTGGAGTATGTGATACAAAGTTACGACACGGCTTTTAGTAAGCGCGAGACGGCGGACTATTCTGCGATTACGACGTGGGGTGTGTTTTATCCGAATGAGGGTGGTTCGGGTCCTAACTTAATTTTGTTAGATAGTAAAAAGGGACGTTGGGATTTTCCTGAGTTGAAGCAGGTTGCGTTAGATAATTATAAATTTTGGGAACCTGATACGGTTATTGTTGAAGCCAAGGCAAGTGGACTGCCTTTGACGCACGAGTTACGGAACATGGGCATACCTGTTGTCAATTTTACGCCGAGCCGCGGTAACGATAAGGTGAGTCGGGTACATAGTGTGTCGCCCTTGTTTGAAGCGGGTATGGTTTGGGCCCCCGACGAGACTTTTTCGGACGAGTTAATTGAAGAGGTCGCGGCTTTTCCTAACGGTGAGCATGACGATTTGGTAGATAGTATGACGCAGGCGCTTATGCGCTATAGGCAGGGTAACTTTGTACAACTGCCTACGGATGACTGGGAAGATGAGGAAAACCGTGTTAAAGTGAAAGCGTATTATTAACTTTTTTCAGGGAATTCCTGCTAATGAATAGTGCTTCTGTGAATCTTGGAGCGGGTGGATTTGTCTCCTACTTTGAGGATGGCGGCGCTACCGTCGTTTTAGACGGTGAAGGTCAGCTACCGCCCCCGATACGAGAAGAAGAATTTGACGAACGCGGCGTAGGAACCTTCTTTGCAGAACAGTTTACGCCTTTTGCGGACCCTCCTGAAGGCACTCGTTTTCAAGCGGGTGAAGAACGTGCGATACGGGATTCTGGTAATCCGGGGTCCGCGGACCGAGGCACGTATTATCCGGAAGGTGCTACTTTTTTTGAAGCTTTAGAACAAGGCTATGATTATCCGTTAGTTGAGGACCCTGTAGACGGTCCTAATCGTCATAGTCGTCCGTATGGTCGTGAAGATTTACCGACGCCGCAAGAAATGGCGGACACTCGGAGTCACATGTTGGGCAGTGCTTTGATGGCTGCGGACTACGGCCCGAAGACCGCGATGACGGTAGGAAATCTTGGAGAAGACATTGGCTTTTCTGATCGTCGTCATCGTGCTATGGATAAGCGAAATAACGCGGTAGGTATTTCCATCTTTAAACAAGCGGGTATGGACGCAACCCCTGCGCAGTTAGCGCAAATGGTTGATGCAAAAATATTCAAGCAGTTAGATGCAATTATAGGACGTTCTGCGGACAACCGCAGTTTCAAGAGTCCTGAGAAGGGTCCTGATCTTTATATACCCCGAGATCAGTACGGCTACTTCGTGTCAGATTATTAGGAGTCGCAATGGCAAACGGTAAAGCAAACGCGGGTTTGATGGACGTACCTTCTCAGCTAGACATGGACGATTTGGCGGCTGAAGTAGAGATAGAGTTGCCGGATAGTTCTGAAGTATTGGTGCCTGACTTGGACTCGGACAATATGAGTTCTATCGAGATTAGTGCCGAAGATGACGGCGGAGTTATCGTTGATTTTGATCCGCAAGACCAACGTGGTGCTAGTGAAGATTTTTATGCCAACTTGGCCGAAGAGATGCCTGACCGTGAGTTGTCTCGCATTTCAAGTGATTTGCTTGGTGAGTTTGATGCTAACAAGGCAAGTCGCCAAGAGTGGGAAGACGCCTATACCAATGGTTTGGAGCTTCTAGGTTTTACTTACGATGAGCGCACTCAACCTTTTCGCGGCGCCTCGGGTGTAACGCATCCGCTACTGGCGGAAGCTGCGACGCAGTTTCAAGCACAAGCATTTAACGAGTTACTGCCTGCTTCGGGTCCTGTTCGTACTGTAGTTATGGGCAAGGAATCCACTTCTAAGAATCAGCAAGCTTCTCGTGTACGTCAGTTTATGAACTACTACATCACGAGTGTTATGGAAGAATACACACCTGACATGGATCAGATGTTGTTTTACCTCCCCTTGGCCGGTTCTACGTTTAAGAAAACGTATTTTGATGAAACGTTAGGTCGTGCGGTATCTAAATTTGTGCCTGCCGAGAACCTGATTGTTCCTTACGAAACGTCAGACCTCGAAACTTGTCCCAACATTACGCAAGTGGTGCGCATGTCGCTAAACGATTTGCGCAAAAGGCAGATTGGTGGCACGTATTTAGACGTTGAAGTTATCCCGGCACAGAAAGAAATGTCTGATTTAGACGGTGAAATGGACCGTATTGAAGGTCTGGAGCCTAATCAGATAGATTATGATTGCACCATTTTAGAATGTCACGTTGATTTAGACTTGGAAGGTTACGAAGAGCTTGATGACGAGGGCGAACCTACTGGAATCAAGGTTCCTTACGTTGTCACGTTGTCCGAGGACAATGGTCAGGTGCTGTCGATTCGTCGTAATTTCCAAGAAGATGACGAATTAAAAAGAAAGATACAATACTTTACACACTTTAAGTTTTTGCCGGGATTTGGTTTCTACGGTTTAGGCTTGATTCACACCATTGGTGGTTTGTCTCGAACAGCAACGTCGGCGCTTAGGCAGTTGATCGACGCCGGTACGCTGTCTAACTTACCGGCAGGGTTCAAGGCCCGCGGTCTACGGATCAGGGACGATGACGAACCGTTGCAGCCCGGTGAGTTCAGAGACGTGGACGCACCCGGAGGGGCGATACGTGACAGTCTTATGCCTCTGCCCTTTAAAGGTCCTGACCAAACATTATTTAACCTACTTGGTTTTGTTGTAGAAGCCGGACAACGTTTTGCGACGATCACGGACCTCAAGGTTGGTGACGGTAATCAGCAAGCTGCGGTAGGTACAACTATCGCTATGATGGAGCAGGGTACTCGTGTAATGAGTGCGGTGCATAAGCGTTTGCACTACGCAATGCGGCAGGAGTTTAAGATTCTTGCGCGTGTTATGTCTGAAAGTTTGCCACAGCAGTACCCTTATACGGTGCCGGGTGGTGATGAAACTATCATGCGAGAAGACTTTGATGACCGTGTAGATGTCGTTCCGGTAAGCAACCCTAACGTATTTAGTCAGGCGCAGCGTATTGTTATGGCGCAGACTAAGTTGCAGCTTGCCTCTCAAGCCCCTGAAATACACAATCTAACCGAAGTATATCGGGATATGTACGAGGCACTGGGTGTAACGGACGTTGACCGCATTATGAAGGCGGTTCCTGTTGATGAACCGGCTCCACTTGACCCTGCCCAAGAAAACATCAATGCTTTAGATATGTTAGAGCTACATGCTTTTGAAGGGCAAAACCATCAGGCGCACATTACGGCGCACTTAGTATTTGGCGCGTCGCCCATGGTTGGTGGTATGCCTCCTATTGCTATTAGCTTGCAAAAGCATGTGATGGAACACGTACAGATTGCGGCTAAAGAACAAGCGGCTGTTGCGTATTTACAGCAGGTACAACAAAAAGGTGGTCAGCCTGCCACTGACGACGAGATGCTAGAAATAGAGAAGATGACTGCTCAGTTTGTAGCAGAAGGCTTGCAGCAGGTTAAACAGCTATCTGGCGAATTGTCTGGTGCCGGGGCCCCTGATCCGTTGGTTCAGCTTAAAGAGCAAGAGCTACAGATTAAGGCACAAGGCGATCAGGCCGATCAAGCGATTGACCAAGCCAAGGTTGAACTGGATGCACAGAATCAGCAGATGCGTGGTTCGCAGTTTGACAGACGTTTGGCTTCACAAGAAGCACAAACACAGGCACGTATCCAATCTGCGATGGAGCGTGAATTGCTAAAGCAACGAGGAGATAACAATGAAAGGTAAAGTAAAAGTAAACGGTTCAGCGCCAAAAGCGCCGCCAAAACCAGTCGAGTATGCACAGATTGATAAGCAGGGTCGTATTCCATACGGCAAGACTGCTGCTGCGCCCTATTCGGATAAGCGTATTGAAGAAGGCAAAGGTTCGGGTTCTAAGCTTACCGCTCGTGGCATGGGTGCTGCGAAACGTGGTGGTAGTTACATAGGTTGTTAAAAAGGGTTTCTAATGGTTGATTTTAGCCGGTTTATAAACATGGGCGACTCGGGTCAAAACCGGAGCGATGGCCGAGGCTCTCGTGGGCGTAACACGGTTCCAATGCCTGCGCCTGCGCCAATGCCTGCGCCAATGCCTGCGCCAATGCCTGCGCC